CTAAGAACATCGCAAAGGGCAAGATGTCAGGCGCGTATTGGGCTAATCGGGTGAAGTGGTAGATGTCATCTAACGCCGCGCTAATTGACGCAGCAACCCGCCATCAGATATTCGTCCAGCGGTACGCCGCCGGGCGTGAACGGGAAGCGGCTGAGTTTATCGAGCGGCTTATCCGTGAGGCCAATCGACGCCTGAGCGAGGATGTCACCGAATTCAATCGTCAGCGGTTGCAGGGGCTGATTGCTGATCTGCGGCTGTACTCCAACGGCTTGTTCGAGGAAATGAATGAGGCGGTCGTCAACGAGATGCGCGACTTCGTCGAATACGAGGCCGACTTTACGACGCGGATGTTGAACAACAACGTCGATGCGGTGCCGGCCGCGCCTAACTTGAGCCAATTGCAGTCCGCCATATTCACATCGATCATGGACTTGGAACCGACGCAGGGCTATCGCATCGGTGATGCGCTGGCGCAGTTTGGACAGAAAAAGGCCGAGCAGATCGTCCAAGCAATCCGTGACGGTGTCGCACTGGGTGATACGAACGATCAAATTCGCCGGAATATATCGGGATTCGAACGGCTGCAAAAGAACCAGGCATCATCGCTTGTCCGGACAATCACCAACCATGTATCGGTTCAGGCTCGCGATCTTACACTGCGCGAGAACGAGGACTTGTTCGAAGGATACGAATGGGTGGCAACGCTAGACGGGCGCACGTCACTGATCTGCATGAGCCGTGACGGCCAGATATATCCGTTCGGCAATAACCCGCAGACCAGCCCTAAGCCGCCCGCGCATTTCAGCTGCCGGTCGACAATCATCCCAGTCGTCAAGCCTGAGTTCGATCTGGCATCGGACGTGACAGGCAAACGACCTGCCCGTGGATCGGAAGGCGCAACACAGGTATCAGCGAACACAACCTATGGCGGCTGGTTGAAGCGCCAGCCCGCATCGTTTCAGGATGAAGTATTGGGTGCCTCACGCGCACGATTCTTCCGCGAAGGCAATTTGGATATTGGCCGATTCGTTGACGACCAGGGGAGAACCCTGACGCTTGACGAGTTACGCCAATTGGAGCCCCTCGCATTTGAGGGATTAAACTTGTAGCGCCAGAGGCGCAGTTTGCAATAACCAGAGGTAATGCAAATGGACTTTTTGAATGAGATCGAAATCCCGGACGAGGTCAAGGGCACGTTGCAGGAGAAGCTGCAGGAGTTTACCCAGGCTCAGATCGAGGAACAGGTGGCCGGATTGAAGGCCAAGAACGAGGAACTGCTTGCCGAAAAGCGCAAAGCACAGCAGGAAAAGGAGCGCATCGATGCCGAGGCAAAATCTGAAAGAGAGCGGGTTGCTCAAGAAAACGGGCAATTCAAAGACCTCTATGAAGCCCAAAAACAGGAAGCCAGCCAGCTTCGCCAGACCATTGAAGAAATGAACAAGTCCGTCGCCCAGCAAAAGGTTCAGTCAGAGGCGCAGCGTTTAGCCTCGTCACTGACGAAGGACGTCGCTCGGGCGAAGTTGCTGGAGAAAGAAATTGGCCAGCGTTTGCAACTTGTCGAGGGCGAGGTAAAAGTCGTCGACGAGAACGGCCAGTTGACTGTTAGTACACTTGATGATCTGAGTGCTACAATAAAACAGTCGTATCCGTTCTTGGTGGACGGATCGCAAGCACAAGGCGGCGGGGCCGCACGTTCACAAGGCGGGGCCGATGTGGGCGCAAGAGAAATGTCACGCGATGACTTCGATCAAATGGACGCGGTGAAGAAAGCCGAGTTTATGAAGTCAGGCGGGAAATTAGTCGATTAAAAGGTTAGATTAAGGAGTGCCAAAATGGCTAATGTACTGACCGATCTTGCCGCCGACATCTACAAGGCGGCTGACGTAGTGGGACGGGAGCTTGTCGGCTTCGTTCCTTCCGCAACCATCAACGCGAACGGTTCCGAGCGTGCGGCGAAGGGCGACATTGTTCGTGCCTCGTTCACCCGCGAAGCTGCTGCGGTTGACGTGTCCGAGTCGATGACTGTGCCGGAAGGTACGGATCAGACCGTCGACAACAAGACGCTGACCATCAGCAATGCTCGCGCCGTTCAGATTCCTTACACCGGTGAGGACATCCTGAGCCTTAACAACGGCATCGGGTTCGAGACCGTCTATGGCGATCAGATCAAGCAGGCTATGCGTGCCCTGGTCAACGAGATGGAATCCGATCTGGCCACTGAGGCTTACACCAACGCATCCCGTGCATTCGGCACCGCTGGCACCACGCCTTTCGGTTCCGACTTCAGCGAGGTTGCCGAGGTTCGCCAGATTCTGGTCGACAACGGCATGCCCGCCAATGACGGCCAGGCTTCCATTGTCATGAACACTGTCGCCGGCACCAACCTGCGTCAGCTTGCTCAGCTCCAGAAGGCCAACGAGGCCGGCGGTGGCGAGCTGCTGCGTCAGGGCACGTTGCTCGACCTTCAGGGTCTCATGATCAAGGAGTCTGCTCAGGTTCAGTCGCACACCAAAGGCACTGGCACCAACTACGACACCAACCTGGCATCAACCCTGCCGATCGGTTCGACTGACATTGCGGTCGACACTGGCAGCGGCACGATCCTGGCTGGCGACGTGGTTACCTTCGCTGGCGACACCAACAAGTACGTTGTTGGTTCAGCCCTCAGCGGTGGCAGCATCTCGATCAACGACACCGGCCTGATCCAGACTCTGGCTGACGGCGTTGACGTGACTGTTGGTAACAGCTACACCGCCAACGTGGCCTTCCATCGTGCGGCGCTTGAGATCGCAATGCGCGCTCCTGCGGTGCCGGAAGGTGGCGATTCAGCTGACGATGCCATGACGGTGATTGATCCGTTCTCCGGCCTGACCTTCGAGGTTCGCGTTTATCGCGGTTATCGCAAGACGATGATCGAGGTTGCCGCTTCCTGGGGCGTCAAGGCTTGGAAGCCGGACTACATTGCCCTGCTTCTTGGCTAAAATGGATGGGGGCGGCTTCGGTCGCCCCTTCCTCCTACTGGGGAACTAAAATGGCACAGACCAAACGCACCACCACCAAAGCCAAGCCGGCAAAGCCGACGACCGTCAAGATGTATAACCCTTTCCGGGATATATATGCTGACGTTCATGTGGATGAAGTCGAAAACTACCGCAAAGGTGACTTTCAAGAGGTCAAGTGATGGCGCTTATCATCGAGGACGGCTCGGTCGTCGCCAACGCCAATTCGTATATCACGGTCGCTGAGTTCAAATCATGGGCTGACAGTCGCGGCATTAGCTATGGCACCGACGAGGCTGTCGAACAGGCCATCCTGCGTGCGATGGATTGGTTTGAGCGCCAATACTTCATCGGCAACAAAGCCAACGAGAACCAGCCGCTCCAATGGCCGCGCACAGAGGCGTTGATCGACGGTTACTATGCAGACGCCACCGAGATTCCGAAAGAGGTTCCTGTTGCTTTGTATGAAGCCACCAAGGTGGAGCTGGACGGCAACTCGGAGCTGAACAATCAGGATCGCCGGACGATCCGCGAGCAGGTCGGTGATATTTCGGTTGAGTACGCGCAGAACAGCAACAACCGCGTGACGACCCCGGCGCTTACGTTTGCCATGAACCGGATCGTTGCACCAGCAACGATGGTGGCGCGGATTTAGTCATGGCGTTTAACTACAGCCGCATGCAGAACACCGCCCAGCAGCTGTTGCAGAGTTTCGGGCAGCAGTTGACGTTTACCAGGACGGCGACCGGGAGCTACGATCCGGACACGGGACAGACCAGCAACACTGAGTCGACCTTTACCAAGTACGCATGCGTGTTTGAATACAACGACACGGAGCGGGCCGATGAGACGATTCAGCAAGGCGATCGCCGAGTATTGGCAGAATCCGGTGATTATCAGGTGGGCGATACGGTGGACATCGATGGCGAGACTTATCGGGTGCTGACGGTATCTGAGACCAACCCGGCCTCGACCATCGTATCGGTCAGCATGCAGGTGCGGAAATGAGTCTGGATAAGACGCTTCCAGATGCGGTCTTGAACTTGACCGGATGGGCGGAGGACAAGGTGCGCGGCACACTGTTTTCCCTGACGTCTCGCGTAATTAAGGAAACGCCGGTCGATACTGGACGCCTTCGCAACAACTGGCAATCAAGCATCGGTCGTGCCCTGAAGTCTGAGCTGTCCGGAACTGACAGAAGCGGCGCGGGGGCTATCAATCGGGCTGCCGGCATAATCGGCAACATGGAACTTGGCGATACGTTTTACTTCACCAACAACCTTCCGTATGCCGCTCGCATTGAATACCAAGCGTATTCCGCGCAAGCCCCGGCCGGAATGCTTCGAGTTAATATCGAGCGCGTTCGTGCAGCACTTGCGAGGCAGTGATGGCGACTTTCTTTAATGACATCCAAGCAGCATTCGATAATCGCCTGAATACATTGTCTGGCGGATACGATATTGCCTGGCCGAACATACCGTTCGAGCCGCAAGCCGGAAGCACTTACATTCGCCCGAGCTTTTTGCCTGCCGATACGACGCAGGTGGGGCTGGGCGCGGACGGGCTGGATGATACGACTGGCATCTATCAGATCGACGTTGTTTATCCAGCTGGCACAGGGCGGTCGGCGGTGCCGGATGCGGTGGCCGATCATTTCAGCCGTGGGACGGTTTTGTCCTATAATGGCACGAACGTAAGGATTCGATCGGTATCGATCGCTCAGGCTTTGCGGGATGGGGCATTCTACTTCGTGCCTGTCTCGATTGCATTCCAGACATATACAGACGCGAGGTAAAGAACAATGGCAATCGCAAACGGTGCACAACACGAGCTGCATTACGTCTCAGAATCGGTTTATGGAACAACGCCATCAACTCCGACCTGGACGCCAATTCCGCACACTGGCACCACGCTCAACATGAGCAAGGATGCAGTCGAATCCGAGAAGCTGCGCGGCGACCGTCAGGTCGAGGACTTCCGGCACGGCAACAAGACCATCGGCGGCGACATTTCCTGCGAGCTGGAATATGCGGCGTTCGACGATCTGCTTGAGGCGGTTATGTGCGGCACTTGGGATACAGACGTGCTGAAGTCCGGCACAACCCGCCGGTCGTTCACGATCGAGCGTAAGTTCAACGATCTGGACACGCCTGAGTATCATCGCCATACGGGATGCGAGTTCAACAGCATGGCCGTTTCGGTCGCGCCGAACCAGATGGCAACCGCCACCTTTAGCATCGTCGGTAAGGACTTGAGCGTAAACACCACTGAGGTTTCCGGATCAACCTATTCCGCTGATTCAGGCAATACGCCGTTTGATTCGTTCACCGGATCAATCAGCGAGGGCGGATCGGCAATCGCCACCGTCACGGCCATTGAGTTCACGATCGAGAACGGCATCGAGCCACTGTTCAGCGTTGGATCGGACACCACCAACCGGCCGTCCATCGGCAAGTCACGCGTGACTGGATCGCTGACGACTTACTTCGACAGCAAGGCGCTGTATGAGAAGTTCCTCAACGAGACGGAATCCGAGATTGTGCTGACGCTCACCGACGTTGATGGCAACGACTATCAGTTCGACATCCCGCGAGTTAAGTACAACAGCGGCCAGCCGGACGTGTCAGGTGAGGGCGCGGTGACGATCGCAATGGACTTCGTGGCGCTTTACAACGATGCGGACGAGTCCCAGCTGTTGATTACTCGCACCGACGCTTAATAGCATTCAGGGGGAATTATGGAGCTTACTAAACTGTCGACTGCGCCTATCCATGAGGAGGGCGCAGAATGCCGCATCAAGGTCAATGGCAAGCCCTCGGACGTATACATTACGATCCGAGGGCAAGACTCCAAGTCTTACCGCCAGGCCAAAAAGGTACAGATGCGCGAGTTTATTAAGGCACGCGATAACAAGATCGATCTTGCGGATATGGATACCGACGAGATGGATTGCAAGCTGCTGGCTGATTGCACGGTTGGCTGGCGTGGGATTACGGTCGAAGGCAAGGAGTTTCAGTTCAGCCAGGACAATGCGTTGCGATTGTACAAGGACGCCCCTGACGTTGTATTCCAGCTGCTTCAGTTTATAGAAGATCGAGGAAATTTTACCAAGGGCTGATCGATGAGTTCGTGACGTTTGGTCGTTGGTGCTACTGGATCAACGATTATCCTGATGGCTCAAAGGTCAGCCGATTGGAAACATTAAGGCAGGTCGAGAAGTCTAGGGGTGAAACGCCTGCCGGTTTGTTGAATGCACCAAAGCTATCAAACGAGCATGCAGACGCTTGGGAAGCGTTCGTAAATCTCAGAGCGTATACTTACACTGAGATTGAAGCGTATATGCGGGTGACAGGCCGTCAACTTGATCCATGGGAGGTTGACGCGATTATGGAACTTGCGAGATACAAGGACGCGAAACCGATATGGCCACTGAATACGCAACACTGACATTCGTCGCCGACACCAGCGGCCTAGAGCGTGCTGAAACGCAACTCAAAGATATCACTCGCGCTGGCACGCAAACCCAGCGATCTGTAGACAACGTATCAACGTCCGCAACCTCTGCTGGCCGAAGTTTCAATGGGCTTGGCCGAAACGCAGCCGAAGCCAGCCTGCAAATAAAAGGAATCATCGGCCCAGCCGACACATCCGCTGGATCATTGCTTAGGATGAGCAACCAGGCGCGCATGGCCGGCGGCGCTGCTGCTAAGGCTGGCGTTAGCGTGTCAGGAATGGGCCGCAATGCTGGACAAGCTGGTATTCAGGTTCAGCAGCTCGTCGGTCAGGTTCAGGCCGGAACGAACCCATTGGTCGCATTCTCCCAGCAGGCGACTGACTTAGGTATCGTGCTTGGCTTCCCGCTGCTTGGTGCGGTGGCCGGGCTTGGTTCAGCTCTCGTTATGACCCTCATTCCGGCTTTAATCGGCACGGGCGATGAGATGGACGAGCTGACGTCTGACATCGATGGCATGATCGATAAGCTCGACGAGTTCACGGAAGCACAGCGTGCGGCGGCGGCAATCAAAGTCGCCGAGGATTTGCGTCAGCAGCAGCAGGAATACGACAAAACCGCCAGGCGCATTGAAGCGCTCGAATTGCGTCTTGCTACAGCAACGGACAATACCCGGTCGCTATTCGACAACATGCGCCCAGAGGAAATGCAAGAACTGCGCGATGAGATAACCCTCGCAAATGGCGCCCTCGATTCTCAGTCGCAATCCGTTGAGAGACTGCAAGAGCAGTACGATATTCTGACCGGCGCGCAAGACGCTGCGACCGAAAGCACGAACGAAGGGGCGAGCGCGGCAGAACGGTTTGTTGAAAGGATACAGGAGCAGGCCGACACCATCGGGATGACAAAAGATCAGGTCATTCTGTACAGAGCCGCTCAGCTGGACTTAAACGAGGCGCAGCGTGAGCAGCTTCGCATATCCCTGGAACAAATTGCCTCGCATGAGCAGCAAGAGCAAGCGATGGCGCAGCGCATGGAGGCTGAAAACGCTGCTTGGGCAGAGATGAAGCGGCGCCATGAAGAAGATCAGCGCGCGCAAGACGAACAAAAGAAAGCCGAGGAGCAGCGTCGGAAAGATGAAAACCAAAAGCGGATAGAGGATGCGCGAGTTGTCAATGAGTCCTTGCTGGCCTTTGAAGATAAACTAATGAAGGGCAAATCGGACA